GATAAACCTTACTGCGAAAGTACTAGTGTACTAGTAGATAGTGAGGTTGTGATTGCCGAGCATCCTAGTCAAGAGATGGCAATCGTGAAATATTCACTTATGTTGATCGACAGTGTCATGACACACCTCAGTAGCGGGACTGAATTCTGCTATCTGAACATGTTCGACAAGACTTTGTATCCTGATCGTTATGCTGAGATACAAGCTGTCAGAATGGCTCTTTTAGCAAAGGCCTTGCGCTGCGGTCGAACTGTCGGTGAGCATAAGCACCTTTTAACTGGTGCGGAGATTAAATCTCTTGTCGCTTTGGTGGCAGACGGCTCTAAACCCCCTATGACTATAAGGAGTTTTTCCGTCAGTTACGTGGAAGGGGTGTATATATTTCACTTTCTGCGTAATACGGGTGCCTGCGTTGAGCTCTCTTCGTTGGGTGACGAAGATTTGTTCGGCGCTTCGGCTCCTATAGGCCTGTTTGAGCCTGGAGGTGCGCCTTTTGAAAACGTCCGAGAACAGATGTTGGAACGTGCCGTGATGAATCCCGACTCTAGGGTATTTACTTATACCGCATTAGAGTTTGAGGAACGCCTTCGATTAGCTGATGCTCAGCGGGCTGTACTTAGGACTATAAAAGTCCGGCGTAGTATAACCCCTGATCAGTTAGCGACGTTGAGGGCCTCCTTTCCGGGTATGAATTTCGAGTACTGTCCGACTACTGACGGGCCGCACAATATTGCGGCTGTTTTTAGAATGGCAGAGACCATCCTTTTGGCGTCGAGTTTCCCTCGCCACGAAACCGTTATTGATATAGGTGGGTGTTTTTTCACTCACATTCGTAATGGTTTCACCAATGTGCATTGTTGTGCACCTATATTGGATACGCGAGACGATGTTCGTTTGACAACGCGTATGACTCATTTGAAGTCTTGGTTGGACAGTAAGTCCTTGAGTTCTTACTCAAAATTGACCAGGAAGGATAAATCCAAATTGAAGGAGGATTTACCTTCCGAGGTAAATTTGTCTGCCATGCTGTCGCGTATAGAAAGCATGAACTCATCCTTGAAGGTGGGAGAATATATTGAAAATGACATGTTCTGTACGCATACATTTCAGACGTCCGCCATGATGGTTAGAACTAGCGTCTTCACGCCCAATGAGAGGTGGGCTGAGGTGGCTAAGCATCTCTTGGATACGTCATCGGGTCTGAGTGAGGATTCTGTGGCGTATCTGAAACAGGTTGCTGAGGAGAAGGCTCCGGCGTCGATCCGGGCTTTAAGGGCACTACTCGGTGACGATTTTTATCGTTATAAAACCAAGGTCAACAATTGTTGCAACGTGAAAGCTCGTTATGCGATAATGGTTCACTCATCTTATGATGTGACTCCTGAAGATATCGCTAGGGGCATGATAGAACACGGCACTTGGGAAGTGCGCGGTTGTATGCTGGCGTCGGCAGAAATGTTAGTGTCGACTTGCGGGCATTTAGAGACCGTAGACTGCAATTGGCGTATAGTGGATTCCCTTGGCGTTCAAGCCAAGGTGAACCCTTTTGTTGGTACGGCACACTTGCAGTGGACCGGATGGGACGTCGATCACGTGTTGTTAGGCGAGTGGTTTATTGAATACTCGTTTGTGGACGATGTTTCCCAGTGTTACCGGCACCGCTTCGTAAATGTACTGAAGTGGTTAACCGAACAATCGGTAGAGGTTGACGGTGGTCAATTTCGGCTTGAGAGATCGCGTTTGCGTAATGGAACTTTATATTTCAATCTAACTAGGTTGATGTTCCCGCAATTGAGCGATGAATTGATGGTGAGTTGCGTTTGGATGCAAAATTTGCAAGACCAATACGTACTCAAAGTGCCGACTTTTAAGTCGTTTACTTATGGCGGCTTTCTGCGAACCTTCAGATTTGAGCATTATGTAGTATCTCGTCAGTTGATAGATGGAGTTTTCTCCGCGTGTTTACGTGGGCTCCATAGTTTCGACTCGAAAGATCATAAGAAGAATTTGCAGATAGTGGCCACTCATTTGGCGGCGCATAGCCAGTCAGTGATCATAAACGGAACTTCCGTAACTCGCCGCGAACCTATCCCGGCACTGAGACTTAACGGGATTGCTTTGGCAATTTATTACCAGCTTTTGGTAGTTAAGGACTCAGAACGTCAGGCCTTGACGAACATCGATGCGTCGATAATGACGCGATTGATGTTGCCTCATAATTTTATGAAGGCTGTTAAAGAAATCGCGTGTATGGTTGTGCAGAGTGTTATGGGCGAAGAGACTTTTAAGTCTCTATCATCCGACATAGTCAAGCACGCTGATTACATTAACAAAGCGATGAAAGTCGTTACTCTATATGAGTATTTCTCTACACCCGCCGCTGGAAGAGCTGTAACTTTCAACGCAATTAGTCCGAGCGAGATTCTCCATATGGATGATGATCTATTGAACAACGTAAGATTACAAAATAAGGAGACAATATCCATATTGGAGAGTGATAAGGGTAAGGAGGATAATAAGGGAGAAACATTTATGGAGAATAAGGATCCCTTACCGCGCGCTGATTTAGAGTGTGATGAGTACGAACCCAGTACGTTCCCGACTCTAAAAGGTTCTGTGACCGCTCTTAGCGTGTCTGAGATAGAACGTGATGAGCCGTGGGCAGCTTCTGTGGATGAGTACGTGCGATACTTGACCGTGGATTACAACAATTCTTTCAATTCTATGAAAAAATTTCACGATGATTGCGTCGCACAACCAGGTTTCTTAGACAGATATGCCTTAGAAGTCTCTAAAGACTGGGGCATGTATGATGTTGTAGGAAGAGCTTGGTTATTGAAACCTAATAGGACAGACCACGCTACGTGTTTTACCAACGGAGGTTTCGCTTCCGTGAAGTGGATTAGGGGTCACCCTCAGCTTGTTGATAAACACGTAGCGTCTGGTAAGTACTTGTGTTTCTCACGCGATTGCGTGTTGTTAAACAACATGTTGATAGCGCGTAAGTATCAGAATCACGAGGTCGACCGGCTCACTTCTAAGAAGATAATTTTTACTATATATGACGGAGTGGCCGGTTGTGGGAAAACCTATAATATATGTGATAAGATACGCAAAGTCAAATGGAAATCGACGCCTTTGGTTATATCTCCTATACGCAGCAGCGTTGATGACCTAAGACGTAATTTGCAGGGTGTTGATCGCCAATACGTTCGCACATTGGATTCATATCTGATGTGCCCTAACGTTAGATCCGACGTTGTGTTCATAGACGAGTGTTTTTCGTGTATGCCGGGGGCGATAGCTCTTTTGGTGTCACTGGTGAAACCTCAGAATGTGCACATGTACGGTGATATGGAGCAGATTCCATACGCTATTCGCGTGTCCGACTTCGATCAACGGTTCAAGAGCTTATTAGAGATTTTTGGTAAGGGTGCTGAACTGACGATCGATAGTTTGTTGGACTCTTATAGGTGCCCTCGTGATGTATGTGAATTACTTATATCGCACGGCATATATGAGAAACAGATAAAATCTGTGAGTTCAGTGGAGTCTTCAATTTTTTGGAGCTCAATTCACTCAGTCAATGACATTGCTTTGGACTCCAAGGCTTTGTACATTGCGCAAACTCAAGCTGATGTGGCAGAGTTTATGGTGCGCCTCAAGAAGGAGGCTCCAGACGGTTCGGTGCCGTCGTGGAAGGATTTCCACGTCATGACTGTCCATGGGGCTCAAGGGAAAACGTACGACAACGTTATATATTTTAGATTGAAAAAGCCCTCAATGGATTTATATGAAATGAGTAGGAAATGTTATTCCTTGGTGGCTGTAACCCGCCATAGGAAGACATTCCATTACTACACCGTCAACCCTGATGACGGGAAAGACGTGGTGCTGCGTTTATGCAGACAAGCTATACCTGAAGATAAAGGTAAATGTTTGATGGGAGAGAAGCTTGATGTGCAGACTACAACGTACTCTATACGTAAATGCACAGTTCCAAGAGTTCAACCCATAACGGTCATTATGACCCCCCAGACTGAGAAAATTCTGGCTATAAATGAGGCGTTTCCAACAGGAACCACTCCGATTCAGGAGTTGGAATACGCCTCTTTCCAAAGGGAAAATAGACGTAGTGAGCCTGGTGTGTCCTCTAAAGCTGCAATAACTGATTTTATTGAGGAATTTTTGCCGGGCAACACCACTATGGATCTAACTCATCAACAAGATATGGTTGATTTCTCAGATTTATCTTTGCAACTGGGAACTTGCCGTATAGATTTGAGTAAGAGGGTGAACCCAAAAACTAAGCAATCCCTTTGCTACGAGCCTGTAGTTGATACGGGTAGCCTGCCTAGGTCTACCCCTTCTCAAGTAACCAATCTTTTGGCTTACGAATCCAGGAACGCTAATGTTCCTTATATGATGGATAATAGCGATCCTGTTGAGGTTGCTAAGAAAGCGGTGAGTAAGTTCGTTAAGGACTGTATGAACCATGAAAAGTTTAAAGACTTTTCACCGATCTCTATCGGTCCCAACCCTGAGTATTGCCAAGAATATCAGGATGTTGTAGGGGGTAAATTGTGTGATCCAGTGGCTATGAAGTTAACTGCTCTGAACAATTTCAGTCATATGATCAAGCAGAGTAGAAAGCCAGTACTGGACACATCAGTACAGAGCGATGTGAAGAGACCCGCAACAATAACTTACCATGACAAATCTGTTACGCAAGTTACGTCTCCTATTTTTAGGCAAGTGTGTGACAGATTTTTGCATGGTTTGAATGAGAATATTTGTGTTCCATTGGGTGAAAAACACGATATCGCTATGTGGTTCCATAATAGGTTTCCGTCAATTGATCATTTAAATACCATAGAGACGGATATATCTAAGATGGATAAATCTCAAGGAGCAGTGCATCAATACATTCAAGATATGATGTTCCATGTGCTTGGTTTAGACTTGGAAATCATTCAGATGTGGAGCGATGCCCATGGCAGATGCCAAATCCGAGATTCTGATTGCGGATTTTCTTTCGCCACTTTATGGCAGAGAAGAACTGGTGACGCCTGCACTTTGTTAGGCAATACCATAGTCACGGCTGTCGTTAATCACTACGTTTTGGACTTTACTAAGTTCGAAGCTGTAGGTGTAATAGGCGATGACTTTACGGGTTTATACCGTACTAAATTGAACTTCAACGCTGATTTGTTCGGAACGTTGTTCAATTTTTCAGTCAAGGTATATGAGAGCTCTAGTAGTTTGTATCTATGCTCTCGATTTATCTTAGATGTGAACGGGAAAATCGTAGCTGTACCGGACCCTCTGAGATTGGCTCAAAGACTTGGAAGGAAAGATATTCCTCAAGAGGAGGGTATGTTACGAGAAGTTTTCACCGGGATGCGTGATGCATCAGCCCCACTTTTTGAATTTGGGGTGGCGGAAAAACTGTCATATGTGATGGCTTTAAAATATAATAAGTCTGCACATACAGTTATTCCTGCCATTTTAGAAATGAAGACTGCCTTTTCATCTTTTGAGAATTTTAAGTCTTATTTCATTGAGCGTGACGACGAATCTAAAGTGCTGAAAATGCACAAAGATTTGATAACGGAAGCTCGTTATAGGGGACGCAGGCGTAAGCCTGTTAAACCCTTGAACTGATCTTTTAGATCAACTTTATTTAAAGTAGGCATTATATGCCTCGTCTGTAATCGAGATTACGGGCGGAGAGGAGGTCTCTCGCCCGCCAGACACGGCGGGTTTCTGGGGTGCAACTCCCCCTTTACCGGAGGGTATCCGGACC